TCCTAATTGCGTCAAGCAATTCTTGGTAAGCTTTATTATATTTATCGTCTTCGCGCATATCCTTCATCTCAGTTCGCGCGGACAACATTCTCTCTATTGCTTCAATTGTCATATTATCAATTCTTTTATTGACCTCTTTTTTCAAGGCATCTTCCAATGTAATTTTTCCTCGCGCGAACATGTCACAAGTCGCTAAATAGATGTCTTCCCACTGTTCATTCCAAACTTGGAGAAAATAGGTTGGGAAGAAAGATACAACGCTTTTCATACCACCCTTAGAAAGCTCCAAAGTTCGAACATTCCTATTATATACATCTTTTATATTCAAAACACTGTTCAATGCCTCAATCAACGACTTTACATCATTTTGGTCTTGAAGATTTATATGAAGGTCTTGCCCAAATACCTCGCGCAAAAGAGCTAATTCCTTTTCCTTTTCTACCTCAGCAATACGCCTGTAAGGTTCAACATTTTTTGAGATTTCTCTTATCTGATTCAAGTGGCGATTGAAACTATCTTCTGCCATTCCTTTCAAAACTGCCAGTGAAGGCCGCGCGGGGTCTTCTCCAAGATAATTATAAAAGACATCCATTTGAGAAAACATCTTTGACCTATCATATCT